ATTTATCACTCGAGCAAGCCCGCTAGCCCAAGCAATGATTGTTTCCGTCTTCACAGACGTGGTTTTGACAGTTGTTGTTAAATTCGCTGGTGGAAGCCTTACTGCAGTACTTCCCGCACTCTTTGCCGCCATAGGCAGTGCCTGGATAACTGTACGTGAGATGAGAAAGGTTTGGCGTCAATACGCATCTTTCTTGTGTGAATGGCTGTCCGTCCGTCCGGTAATTGGGCCCGACGTAGTACGAGACGCATTTACACGCACCCGTGTTCCCGAGGTTACTTCTACCCCGGGGCACACCCACGCCAATGCAGCTAGGCGCAGAACCCAAGCTGGAAATTTCTCAAGAAGAGTCGCGACATACTGCGGCTCAGAGTTGTTTTCAGTGGAAATGTCCAAATCCGACCAGCGGAAGGGGACACGTGGTTCGCGCCAATGGTATTGGTCAAAGGATACTAGTACTACCAATAGTATCTCTGAGCCCTTGCCCAGCGACATGATGTATGTGCAGGATGTAGATTACTACATTGACATGCCGAAGTTATTGGTCACTCACCGTAAACCCGTTTTGGTTTATACTGTTGTTCCGGAAACGGCTTCTTCAGCAGGTGAGGATGACACCAGTTTTCATTTCGATGAAGATGGTAACTTACACAGTTTTGTTTCTGGTGGCAGCGAGTACGTGCATGAATTATGGGATTATGGAATGGATTCAACGATGGTAATTCGTTGGATTTTCTGGATTTTTCCCGTAAGTAGTGCCGTTTACGCCATTGAACGTAGACAAATTGCCAGACATAGGCAAGTTATCTTACTCACCCCTGTGAGAACGTTTAAGTGGTACGCTACCTGGTTAGCAATGTTATTGCTTGACTGCAAGAAGTTGGTTCGGTTCGACCCAATAGTCAAAACGAAAGCCAATGGAGTTTTTGTTAGGTTTCCTGTCCACTATGGCCATGGCACATTCTACACGACCGCGCGACCGCGCTCGTTTGCATGTGCGACAGCCGCTGCCCAAGTGGATGACGCTATCGCTACTATGGCTAGACTCGGATCGACCAACTTAATGATGCCCACTACGGCGTCATGGCTCAAAGATGCAGAGAATAAGATTGGTGCTGCCGTCCTGACCGAATACCACCGTTCAGCAATCCCCCGTAAACTGCCGACAGTTTACCCCTTAGAGGCTGGTGTACGTCCATATTCATTTTCTCCTGACACCTTCACCGGTGACGAGAAGGTCAAATTGCAATCATTCATGAGTCCGTTGATTCATGGAGCCTTCGCGCCCATTCACAATGTGGCAGCTGAGGAAAGATGCGTTGACCAGAGGATCACGAAAATGAAGAAAGATGAACCAACTCTGAGTAGCTTTACGGAGAAGTGCATCAATGAGTTTGCGAGACTTGTTGTTAATGGCACGAACCTACATCCTGTTTGTTATGAGACTGTCTCAGGCAAGCAGACAAGACCATCCCAAAAACTGTCTTTAGCTAAGGCCGTGCTTGCGGGACCTCTCAAAAAGAAAGTGTTAAAGTGCTTTTTGAAAAATGAAGCGTATGATTCTGCAAAGGATCCGCGCAACATTTCAACGTACAATGATGCTGACAAATTAGAGATGTCCATGTTTGCACTGGCGCTGTCCGAGCACTGCAAGCAGTATGAATGGTATGGCCCCGGAAAAACACCCGTCGAGATAGCGAGGCGGGTTGTTAGAATTTGTGATGGAGCTAAATACGTCAACATCTCTGATTATAAGAGAATGGACGGATCTATCACACATTTGTTGCGCCGGGTCGACCGCGCGATCTGTATGTTAGCATTCACAGGTCACCGGGACGAGCTCAATGAGTTGCTCAATAACAACGTAGATAACGTTGGATATTTGCCTTTTGGCACAACTTTCGAGCAAGGTTCTTCGCATGGATCCGGCTGCCCCGCAACCAGCTGTTTCCAAACATTGAGAGCTGCTTTTACAGCTTATCTAGCATATAGACACACCAAAACCATCAACAACGAAACTTATGGCCCGGAACACGCGTTTGAGGCGTTAGGGATTCATCTTGGTGACGACGGGTTAGACCGTGAGTTGCCAGTTAAGTCCCACGTGTGGGCTGCTAACAACGTTGGTTTGATTTTGGAAGCTGCTACGGTGAACCGTGGTGACAGGGGAGTCAATTTCCTAGCACGTTACTACTCACCGTACGTCTGGTATGGATGCCCGGACTCAATGTCAGACTTAAAGAGGCAACTCTCGAAGTTCCACGTTACGTCCACGTTACCAGACAATGTAAATAATGAAGATAAGCTAATGGAGAAAGCTTTGTCCTTTGTCATGACTGACCCAAACACGCCCGTGTTAGGCCAGTTTTGTGCAAAAGTAGTAGAATTTAAGATCGCTGGGGCGAGAAAAATTCTTGGTGTAGGTACATATTGGGGTCAATTTGACCTTGATGTGCAGTATCCCAACGTCAATGAAGCCGGATGGATGGACGAAGAAATTCGTCTAACCCTACCCGACCTAGACCGAGGGATGTTTGACCATTGGTTAGGCACGGTAGTCTATTTAGAAGACTGCTTGTCACCTCCACTTCTGTGTGAGGTGAGACGCCATGAACCATTGGATTATGTCACCATCGTGGTGGATGATGAAATCATCCATTCACGGCTCTCTTCGGGCACACAGCAATGTGTGGCTGGACCGTCGGGACTAAGCAACAAACAACGGAGGAATCTGAAAAGCAAAGAACCCCACCTCAAGGCCGGAAAATCGCGTAGAAACAGAGCGAATTCGGTTTCAACAACAACAAGTGACGTGTCGGAAAACACGCCCCTGCTCGGAAAGAAGAAGCAACCTATGAGAAAAGGCAATGCACCGACCAGAGCTAAGCCGCAAAGCCGAGATAAAGGCAAAGGCCCAGCGACGGACGCAGACCACAGGTGATGTGGATGCAGTAGTTTTCCGTTTTATAGTTTTGAGGTTTGTACTTAAA